AAATACCGTCATCTATATCTCTTTTAATTTCTTGCGCTTTTGCATTTCTGCTTAATTCAACAACTGCACGACCTTTTTTCTTTTTTTTATCTAAATATGCATTTCTTACAACTCCAATAACTTGATCCATATCATGATTCCATAACACTGGCGCAACCCCTCCATTTAACCTACTGAAATCTATTGCACCCTCGTCATGACTAAGAATCTCTGTACCAAATGATCTTTCAACAGGGTATGTACTGCTAAAACTAAATTCATAGGTGTTTTCTTCTTTTTCAGAAAAAGTTGTTTCACCACTGCGTTTTAATACAGTTGTAACACTTCTTAATGAATCTATCTTAGTAAGGGCTGAAAATCTATGTCCGACTTGTACATCTGTTGCTTCATATTCTCCATCATTCTCTCTAAAAACAGTAATTAATGCCGCTGGGTTATCTTCTGTACCATTAATTTCAAAACTTGAATCTGGTACATTTATTGTGCCATCGCGTTCAATACGATCTATTTGACCTCTTGCAGTGCCACCACTAGAGTTCCACTGAACGTAATCACCAACAGATAATTCACCTGCTTCTGCACGTTTTTGTACAGGCTTTGTTTTAGGCATAGCATCAAAGTTTCTTAATTCTTTTATTCTAGCTGATTTTGCCTTAGAAAAACTCTCACCGCTAGATCCACCCCAAGCTAAATTTGCAACTTTACCAGGGCTAGGATAACCTTTTTCACCGTATTTGAATCCTTCTGCTTTTTTATCAACAGCATGTCTAGCAAACCATGCAGCCATTTCTATAACAACATCTGGACTTAGTTCGTTACCACTAAGAATTTGTGTTGCTCTTCTAGCAGCTACTTCTGTACCGCCTTTTTTACCTTCTTTTTTAAAATCTCTATACTTTTGTGCAGCTTCCCTCATACCTTTTGTAGGCATAAGATCTATCTCTGTGCCATTAATAGTTGCCACTCGCTTCCTCCGATACGTTTTGTGCATCATCTCCTGTTGGTGGGTCTGTATCACCAAAAGGATCAATAGTATTCATTGGCTTAAATTGTGAGCCACCCGATTTGTTAGTTGCACTTGGGTCTGAATCGGTCACAATATTCATTTCATCAAGTTTTGCTAGTTCTGTCTGTCTTGCTATTAGCAATTCTTCAATATCTCCACCACTTTCAGAAACCACATCTGTTAATGTCTTAAATCCGCAGCGTACAGCATCTTTCATCGCACTCACCTCGCGCTGTGGGTCTACATATGAATAGCCCCTACAAACCCATCTAACTTTTTCGTATACATCAGGTGTTGTTGAATATGTAGGCAATGTAAGAGTGCCACTTAATACAGCCATCTCTAGCCAGTATTCATATATAGGCTGGTAAAAAGACTCTTTTAACATTTTTTGAATTGTTCTCCAATGATCTCGATCTTGCATCATTGCTAACCTACTACTACTGTAATTAGATTGACTGTAATCAGAACTAATAGCTTCAAAGCTGCACCCTAAACCGCTTGCCATACTTCTCAACATTGACCTAACAAAAGGTTCAAACTCACCACTAGCCTTATCTAAATCAGGTACAGATATACTTTCGCCAGGTGCTAAATATTTAAAACTACCAGGCTCAAATGCTGTAACACGTTCATAATCAAAGACTTCACCACCTGCATCTAGTTCACCTTCTGGACTTGTTATAAATCCCATTAAGGCACTTGATGCACGTTGTCCAACTACTGTGGCCTCAATATAGCCATCGAGTTGATGTAAATGATTTATAGCACTTGCCAAGAATGGTACGCCCCTATGTTGGCCTGGTCTTAACGGCATAAATAAATGTATTACATCTTTTGCTGGCACAATAATATGCCTTCTATCTCTAACAGGTGTTTCAAACGTAGTATCACCAGGATGTTTCTTTAAAAACGCATAACTAACTGCCCTACCTTCTGGACTTAGTTCAATACCTAATCGCCATACGTTTTTAGAATCTTTTTTTAATCCTTTATAATCAGCGTCTAGTTGTTCTGCCTCTAATATTTCTAAAGAAAAAGGTATTTTACTCCTTCCATATGCTTTTCTATGTATAACAATAAAACATTCACCACTTTCTATCATTGACCTTACAGCAAGTCTTTCTAATTCAGAAAAACAAAGAACACCACGAATATCACAGCTATCTTTTCTACCCCACTTACTCCACTCGCTTTCTATAGACTCATTTAATTTAGTATTAGGTGTGCCGCCACGCTGACTTTTTATTTGTGCTTGCATTGTTACACCTTGACCTACAATTTGATTAGTTGCGTATCTAACAGCTTGTGCAGCATAATTATTATTACGAACTAAGTCATGCACTCTTTTTCTAAGAGTTTCAATAGAATTTTTATAACTTTGATCAGGTGATGATAATGGTGTGACCCATCCGAGGTTAGTTCTATCAACTCTTGCACCTGCATACATCCTTTTTAACCTATTTCTACGGCTATTTAAGTCGTTATTAGATGTAAATAAGCCCTTCCAAGCGTTTCTTAAGCCCATTTAAGTCTCCTAAAAGCGTATATAGAGGTTTTTAGGGTCACCTAGACCCTGACTCTTTAAACTATACCTTTTTTCGCTAAAAACTCTACTTTTTAATTCCGCTTCTCTCGCTCTTAACTCAGGTAAATTTATTCTTTTAAATGTTCTATTTCCTATTGAGTATTCTGACGCTTTATCAGATATTATAGCGCGAATTGCAGCGGTTACAGCATCTAAGTCAATTTCATTTTGTGATCTGTTATCTATTGCTGTAGGTGTGCCTGAATATTGCAAAGATTGCTTAACTTCTAACTCACCTGTACCAATTTGGAAAACTTTACCACTTTTAAAGGCTCTAGCAGCCCAATACCAGTTTCCAGCATCAAAAGCTGCACTATCTGTAGCACTAATTATAAACTGCCATCCTGTACTGTTAGCGTATTGAGTACCAGCAACAGTATGCCCCTCACTTGCTGTATTTGTTCTTAAATAATATTCCAATGTCCAATCAGGACTACTTATAGTTTCATTTATTCCAGCACTTGTAGCCTCATCTACCCATTCGATAGTAGTTCCAGCCGTTATTACACTTGGTAGATCAGATTTCCACATAGTTTTACCAAAAGTTTACAAAATCCTTTTTAGATTTTGTTCTTATTGTAGCTCTTTTAGGCTTATCTACATTATTAGGTTCATTAAATTGTTTTTCTAATTGCTCCCACACCGTATTTCTATTAAATCTACTTATATAAAAACACATTGCAGCGTAAGAATAAACCCATGTATCAAGACACTCATTCCTTGTAGTTGCTTTTTTCACCCACACAGGAACTTGAAAACCTGTTTTACTTGTTTTTAAAATCTGTCTTTCCGCTGTTATCTGTTTGAAGTATTCTTCACTCGTACTTGCATGAAAATGTATATATCCATTACTGCCAATCTTATTATTTTTTAATCTACCCATTAAAGTATTTTTTATAGTATCAACTCCTAACGGATATACTAGACCACCTTTTTTTATAGCTTTGTTTACTTTTCTAAAATTTATATCAACTCTTGTAGGTCTACCTATAGCAGGTTTATTAGGTTGTGATTGTCCTTTAATTGCTATTACACCCTGTGCAACTTTTTCCCTTGCAAATTGGTATACCTCACTCGTATGCAAGCCACCTGAGTCAATAGCACTTATTACAGGCACAAGGCTAGTACCATTTTCATGCTCATATTGTTGATTTATTACTATCTGCAATTGTTTCCATACATCTGCTTGATGTGGATCGCCCCATAGCTGTACATGATCTATTAAAAATGCTTCTTCCCCTTTACCCCATCCCCAAGTACTAACCTCTAATCTATCTATTTGACAATCAACACCCTGCGTAAGAAACAATACACCTTCTGGACAAGTAGCCTGTTCATAACTTTCACACCTTTTTAACAAGCCTTCTGCACTCATAGCACTTACATAATCTGTTTCAAATGTTTCTGCTAAACGTGTATTGACGAAAGTTTTTATTAATGGTGCATCCCCTTTTGCTTTATTAAACTCATGCAACATTTCTACCCACGAGAGCCATCCCAATGGTGAATAGAGACCGTTAAGCCTAAAACCTGCGGTTACTCCATCACCTTCTTTCATTGCTCGCCATTCACCCATTCTTAGCATTTTTGTTTTATGTGTTTCGTCAAACAACTCACCGCAATGTATACATTTATATTTAGGATTTTTTTCATCGTCTTTCTGTAATTGTTTCCACCTTAAATCTTGATATTTTCCACAACAAGGGGCTGGCACAAAATATAAGCGTTGATCTGACGTTAGGTATTCATTTTCAATCCTTGAAAAATCTTTAATAGTAGGTGTAGATGTTAGTAATATCTTTTTG